TACCCCCCAGCCCGCAGAAACCCAGTTCACTTGCTCGCTGTTCCACCAGCCGTTGACGTCCGTCATCGTCGCTGCCCCTGTCTCGGCGGCCGTCACGTAATGGGGATTGTCCATATCACCCTCATGTTGTGCAAGCGCCGCAGACGCCACCGGATCGGTCTCGCTCGTGATCGCCGCCGCAATCTTCGCCGCCTGTGCTTCCGACACATGGATGGCCGCGTTGCTCGTGTGCGCAATCAGTCCAGATGTCGTGTCAATCGTGATGGTCGGCTGGTTCGTCCAGTAGTAGTCCGTGCCGTTGACAGTGAACTTATAACCGAAGCCAAACGGGTCGGACCTGTCCAGCAACGGCGTGGAATCCGGCAGGTCAAGTTTCGTGATCGGCGCGGCATTAACGCCAACCGCCACCATCGCCATCACACCCATCAAAATCAGAAAGCGTTTCATGTGTTAGATTCCTTGTAGACGTGTAAGGAGCGCACGTAAAGTCGCATTGCGTTTGGCATCACTACCCAAATCCGTGAAGTCGAGATCTCCAAAATCGTCCTGATGCACCGCCGTTAACGCACCCGCTTCGAGTTCCGCCACGCGGTTGACAAGTGCCAGAATGATCGCATCCTGCTCAGACGTTGTCGGAACGGATCCCGTGTTCGACGGGAAGTTCATAATGGAGATCAGTCCGTTGCACTGCAAAGCGGTTAATGTGCTCGTGTAAAGCAGAATGTTGAACGTCTTGCATGACAGGTTTTCGCTTTCCGAGAACGCCGCCACAGCTTCCGACGTGTTCAGATTGAGCGTTCCAACAGCGTCAGCCCCGCTTGCCCCCCAGATTGTCACCATCCCAATAGGCGTGGTTTTGCCTTTGTTTGACTTGTCCTGAATCTTGAGCACGAGGTCGACCGCCAATGCGGCACCGCCGATCACCGTCACGCCAATGTTCTGTTCGCGTATGGCGATTAGACCAGACGTAACCACCGTCTTTTTCGCTTGATTGAAAGTCAAAGTTAGTGTCGAATTTGCCATATTAACACCACTGAAGATCGTCTATGCAGGTTGCACTGCCTCGTTGCATACGCGAAATGCCGACTTTGCTGACGGCCTCGCCCCTTAAATAGCTATAGCGTTTTCCCGCGTCGTTCGCAAGCGTTTCGTTCGACCACGGACGCCTCGCCATACCAGCCAGTCTTGCGATAGTCCCGTTGACGACTGCACCCCGCCAACGACGCAACCATTTCTCCGGAAAAGCACACGCCTGAGTACCCGACATTTCATCGAAAGCGGGGATCAGACTCAACTCGATTTTCAGCTTTTTAGTCGTTCCTGTAGCGACCTTGATCGGCGCATACAGGTTGACATATGCGGTTTCACTGTCTGCCGGATCTTCAACATAAAACTGCCGCTCATGCAATTGATAATCAAGCGTTTCTACTTCCGCCGCGTCTACCGTATACACTTTCGCGCTGTTGACCATCAGCACATCGTTTGTCCACGGTGTCGCCAGCGCATACCGCGTTCCGGTGTCTGTCAGAGTAATGACCTTCTCGTAAGTGAAGCATCCGGTTTCGCGACAGAACATCTGCGCCGTTTCCGCCAATGTCTTGCGTATCGTGACCTCTTCGTCACAACGCGGAAGCGCATAAACCACATCCGGCAACAGGTCGTCCAGACTGCGCAATTGCCGTACTTCCCTGTCCAGTCCCGTGTCGGTTGATGTTTGCGGATAGTCCATTACAGCGATTCCTCATAACGGCGAAACGCCTCGTCAGCGAACGCCTTGTTGGTTGTCGAACGATCTGGCTGGTTGAAGCACAGCCAGAGGACGTATTGCGTCACGGCATCCTGCCACCGGACATCCAGCGCAATCACATCCGTAGCCGCAATCGAAGTTCCGCCTGTTCCCGTCATCGTGAAAACCGCCTCGTCCGTGAACGCCACGGGAGAGGTGTAGCGTGAGGCCGAAGCATCCCGCATGACCCTGCGGATAGCCATGTTGATGAATACCGAATAATCGGCATCCGTCCACTCGGTCGTGTCGTTCAATTGCTTCTGGCAATCCGCCTTGACATCTTTAGCAAGAAACGTCTTCATGCCTCACGCTTCCGTTTGTTATTCGCCGTCTGCCACAACCGCAATTTCAGATTCAGGCGCAAGCAGTTTGGCTTTGATCGCAGCCAACACCCGGTCGCGCCCCGCACGCCCAGGAACCTTGACCTTAATGCCAAGCGTGTTCTCGGCATATTTCACAAGCTCGTCCTTGTCGGGCATGGAGTCAAGCGTCTTCATCGTCTCCACTATCGCGTCGTTCATCACGGGCGTCACGGGAACTTCAGGTGCAAGTTCTTGCACCTGCTCGACCTCGTTAGGCTCTTGCTTCTTAGTCTCTTCCGCATAGGTCTTCGCGCCATTGTCCTGTCTCGCTTGTTCCGCACGGACAATCTCCACGAACGCACGGTTCTTGATGTCATCCGCCATACCCTGCGAGGTCAACAGAAAATGCAACAGCTTGGGGCCGTTCACTTTCGGGTTCTTGTTGACATATATCATCTGATCAAAATCGATGGTGACATGCGTGTTCTGTTTGTTCGCCACATAATCACTCCACCCGTCAACGGTGAAGTCGCTTTTGTGCATCAGATACTTGTTCATTCGTTCACCTTCCTGTCATTGCGAAGTATCCCGCCGCCACGTTCGATATGACGGCGGGACGACTTGATGACTTACGCAAGGGCGTCGTTGGTGACATACGCCACACCCATCGCTTCAGGAACCATCATCTTCCAACCCCACACGTTCAGACCGCGCCACGCACGACCATAACGTTTCTCCAGCTTGAATGCCGCGTCAATGCTCTCGACCTGCATGGCGAACGTCCACGCATCCTTCACGCCAAACAGCACGGGAAACACCTTGTTAGTGCCGTTCGGACCGCCGTTGATCTGCGTGAACAGTTCGGACTGATAGGTGTTCATGATGCCGTTCACCTTGCCGATGTTGTTCGGCCCGGTACGGATCACGCCAACCTGATCACCCGTGATGTCCGCCTGCTTGACGGCCGTCTTGGCAACCTTGTTCGCCACGAAGGACGGACAGATCACGAAACGCTCAATCGACGGATCAATCAGGTTCTCGTTCAGGACAGTGTTGAAGTCCGCAAACAGATCGCTCGCGTTCCAGAGGGTTCCATTGGTCAAAACCGTAGTCTCTTTGCCAGTGAGATGCAGAGGGTCCGCAGGGGAACCGAGATTGAAACTGGCGGTTTTCTTGCCAGCGGTCAAGCCCTTGTTATAGGCGCTGACGTTGGCGGGAGCCGCATCCAGAATCGCAGTCTCGATGTGCGTGCGGGTCTTGTTCACGGCGTCATCCTGCCACTCGGCCTCGAACCCCTTCAGATCGCTCTGGAGACGGTCGAGATCCTCAAGGTAGAAGTTCCACTGATACGCGCTGTCAATCACCAGATCGACAGAAGCGGGCGACTGGAACTGCGCATAAGTGATGTCCGCACCCTTGGTGTAGGCACTGCCTGTCACCTCGGCACGCCGACGAACCTTGACGGTATCGCCAAATTTCTTCAGCATACCCTCATACTCGCGGGTCATCACCTCAGACAGAAACGTCTTGGCGTAGAACTCGCGACGCAGTTTCGGCGCGCTGTGGTAGGGCTTGTAGCCACCACTCGCGAAATTAAGATCAACATATGCACCATCAGTCAGAATCGTGTCGGACATTTTCTCTTCTCTTTTCTACATCCGTTTGTGTGCCGTCCGCAGTGGACACCTTATCTCGGTGCGCTTCCCACTTTAATGCGACCATCGGCACGCGCCTGATCAACTCGTTTGGCCCACGCGTCGAATTGGTTTTGCGTCCAACCTTCGGGCAACCTGCCCATCACCCATCCGTCCTCAATGCGCTGGATGTCATTCGCATAGAAAACTTCAGGATCGTAATTCAACGGCCGTGAGCCACCTTTTTGCTCGGTCGGTTTCAAAGGGGGAGGATTCCCCTTGGTGGTCGTTTCAATGCCAGCATATCGCATGAATTTCTGCAACAGGTCGATGACGGCCTCACCGTCAACGCTGGACAAGGCGTTCGCGAAATGGTCGCTGTACGTCAGACCAGCGTACTGGTGCTGAAGCCACTCTGCCCACTTCGGATTCGTGTTGAACTTCGAGTACACGGAGGTCGGAATCGTTTTACCGATTTCCTTCCACATGACCGACCGCATGGCTTTCGCCTGTGCGTCCGCCATATCGTTTTCTCTCTGTTCACGTTCGGCAATGCGCTGTTCGGCGGCGGTCAGTTTCGTGTCCACGGCGCTTTGGTAGTCGCCTACCGCACGCTTGACAATCTTCTGCAAGGCGCTGACGGTGTAAGGGTCTTCACCCAATGCCGCACGCTCTTCCGGCGACAGCAACGCCATAAGCGCATCGCCGCCAGCCGTCAAAGCCGCCTGTTCAACTTTCTGTTCCGCTTCCGCCGCACGGCGTTCAGCCTCTTCCGTCCGCGCCTTCAGGGCCTTCATCTCGTTAGAGAGGACCGTCGAGCGTCCGGCTTCGGATTTCAGCCGTTGCACTTCTTTGCGAAGCTGTTCAAGTTCGCCGTTGTCCGTTTCAACCGTAGTGTCGCTTTTGCGCTTCGGAGTCGGAATCGACTCTTCGTCAATCGCTTCATCGGTTTTTCCGTCTTCGGGTTTCTTTTCAGCCTCCACTTTCAGTTCCGCCTGTTTTGCCGCTTCTTCTGCTCTCGCCTGTTCATCCTTCTGCGATTCATCCCACGCCTCCGCCTCTTTCAATTCCATGAACGGCGACAACCCCGCGGCTGTGCGTTTGGTGTTGATGGCTTCAAGTGCGTCGTAATCTGCGATAGGATCTGACATGTTCGTTTCCTTTTCCAAGGGCTTGCGCTTGCAAGTGTCCTCGGCTTCCGCCTTCTTTATCTGTCATCACGGGCCGCATCAGCGATGGTCGGTTTCCGTGACGCTTTCGCGCCATTCGTCATTCTCATGCCTCTTCGGTTTCGCCTGTACGGAACAATTCCGCAGAGGGGGGGGTGGCGATGGTGTCCAAAATCAAAGTGATATCCCGATGTGCTCCTATCTCCTTTTGCAATCCGTCATCGGACATGACATGAATCGACCGCAATGTCTCTCCGGCCGACCGCTTCAGCCATTCCACGAACGCCGGACAATCGCGCCGTATGCGTTCGCATTCAACATTGAAACGGTTCTGGTCGTATGCGGTTGTGGCGATGTTCGCTATCATGCCCTTGCCCCTTCCTGTTCGGGCGTCTGCATATCGCTCGCCAACTCGGCACGCGGGAGATTAACAGGCTGTTCCTCCTGACCAACAGAACTGCCGACAGGGAGCGCCTGAGCCGCAACAGAGGGATTGCCAAGCTGGTTGGACCGTTGCGGAACCGCCAACGCCGCATTCCGCATCTTCTCAATCTGCCGTTCGATTTCCGCCATACGCATACGACGGTCCATTTCCTGCTTGGAAGGAACCACGTTGTTCGGGTTGATGCCTTGCAACAGATTGACGTATTGACGCAAAAGCTCGCTCAATCCGCTTTCACCGAAAATCTTCATCACGTTCGGATTGTTCGCCAGATTAAGCGTATCCTGCAAACGGTTGATGCTCTGTTCGCGCACAAGAATGGAAAGCAATCCCCCCGCGTCAATCTCGCAATCACCCTTGATGCCTTCGTCGTCATCCCAAAGCATGTTGACGCGATAGAGATAGGTGAGCGCGGGTTTCATCCCGTCTTCAAACATCGACATGACTACTGTGTTGATGCCTTGCTTGCTGGCGTTCACAATCAACAGCAAGCCGTTGTACGTGCGCCCAGCGCCCGCCGCAGTATCGGAGCCATGCGAATATGCCGGAATGCCCGTGAGCGTGTCCATAAGCTTCTCGAAGCGTTCCATGATGGCGATCTTCTCGGCGGCGTTTGATGGAACAGGCCGGAAGTCCACGGGCGAATCACCGCGTTTCATGGGATCATCAAACTCAAGAATGGCACCAGCACGCATCTTTAAATTAGTGCCAGGCGGAATGCGGGTACGATCTTTCACGATCAGCATGGGTGTCGCCGACATCTGGCTGTTGATGGTCAGATCGACAGTCGTGGAGTTGTAAACACGCATGGCATCACGCATTTTCTTCATGGGAGACTCACCCCACCACGAATTAGGAATGCGATAGAAGACGCCCTTGAACAGCGGACGCCCAAGGCGTTCATCTGTGATCGAGCAGAACACGATCTCGCTGTTGATGACAATGGCATTCGTTTCGTAGTACTGATCTTCCTCGACAACCTTGCCGTCGGGCGTCTGCATCACACCCTGTTCCATCAGCATCGAACCGCGCACGTCGCCCCAGAACTCGATGCCTTCAATGTTCGTGTCTTTATATCCGCCGCTCGTGCCGTCGTTTTCGAGCGTCTTGCGTTCGCTGTCGGCCGGCTGTTCAAGCATCAATCCGCCATTCGGCCATTGTGCGAGAATACGTTCGATTGCGTCCTTGTAATACCCATCACCCAAGTTCCGCATCGCGTTAAGATCTTTCGGCGTGAAACGGACGCGCTGATAGAAGTCCCCATCGTTGATATCGATTGCGCCTTTAGCGGGATAGGCGTCAAACGGGTTGACGGCTTCCCATTCCCACACGCGCACGTTCTCAATCTTCTGCGTCGTACCTTTCCAGCGGTTACGGCGACGCATGCGGGGGATCGGCCCCTTCAGAATCCATGTTCCATAGGCGGAAGCGTAATCGACGTTCTTGAGCATCGCGTCACGCCACTTGCCCTCAATCATCTGATCGAGCATCTTCTTGGCCATGCGCTCGCTTTTACGCTGTGCTTCCTCGCTGACCTGTGCGTCCACCTCGTCGCGCCTCGCCTTGGCATATTCCCGTGCCACCAACGGGTCGGGCGGCGTCATCATCACTATCTGCTCTGCCCGATCTTGCGGAACACCCCGTTCCCTCAATTCCATAGTGCGCCACTGGATGAAGTCGCGAATGGTCTTGACGGCAATGGCTTCGGTGTCGGCATCCGACAGATCGGGAACGGGTGTCGGACGCAATGTCCACGACGTGTCGGACGAATTGAGGAAGATTTCCTGCACGATGGAATTGGCGGTGCGGCGTTTGAGGTCGGCATGCGGCATGTAAACCGGATTCTTGACGCCTCTGAGCGCAAACATTTCCTTTTCTGACGGAGAATATTCGCCGTTGCATTGCCGTAAACACGTCAAAAGTTCGGCCTCGATGCCACTTTGGCGCTTGTGTTCAGCCGCACACTGAAAACCGTTGAAAAGATAAGGGCCGAGTCGGCACAACTGCTCTTCTCGTTTTGCCACAACTGCGGCAGTGGCGGCCTTCTGGCTTCCGCCTTCCGAACTTTCGCCCTGTTTGTCGTATAGATCGGCCATGCCGATTCACCCTTTCAAATTACATAAAACCAAATCGGCGTGTATGTGTCAACTATCAAAATGACAGTTGTTTATAATCATGCCATGATGCCATAAAGCACGAAAACCACGATGGTTATGCCGCGACTATCGTGCATAGAACCCGCGAAGCGCTATAATCTGTTGTTCGGCCTATAAATAAGCCGCCCATGTTCCAATAGCCATTTCACACGTGTCGAT